CGTAGTTCGGTCCCTTACTAAGTTCAATAATTGGAACGTATCCAAGGCCAAGTCGGTCCAAGGAATCGACGGATACATTGAGCCGGTTAGCTAAATGCTCCGCGATTCCCCAAACCGCATTGCCGCGAAACTTGTCGGATAGCTTTGCAAAGTCAATTGCCATTGGTGTAGTGTGGTGAACGGGCCTTGAACCCGCATCTCCGGCTTTAATCGGCCAGTGACTTATCCTTAGCCCATCACCACTTGCTTCCTATATTTTATGAGGAGGAAGCATAGCGCCTGCAAATGCCGCCATGAGATTAGGCCGTGATCGCCAAATCCTTGAATGTGATGGCGACGACCTTAGCCCAATCAGCCGGCGTCAGCGCCGCCTCATCTCGGTCGCCGGCAACCTCGCCGCGGGATGATAGCCACGCATCGGCGAATTCCGCGTCAGTCGTGGTATCCGGCTTCTTGGGGGCCGCGTATTCCCAGGCCGCAGCCTCAGTGGCAAACTCAGTAGGGGGGGCGGCTGGTGCCGGCGGGGTTGCAGCGGCAGCAACCGCCGCCGCGGCCTTATTCTTCGGCGGACGCCCAGGCTTGGCTTGCGGCGGAGCGGCGGGCGCCGGGGCGGCGGATGCCGCCACCGGGGCCGCAGGCACAGGGGGCGCCTTGACAGGCGCCGAAGCGCCGACCGCCTTCGGAGGAGCGCCGAATTTCAGCTTGCTGTTGAGTGCCTTGATAGCTGGCGCGTCCAGGCTCTTGATCTGGCGTTCGGGATTGGCGTCGGGGGCATCAATCCAGTTAAGACGGAGAGTCGTCTTTTCGTTGTATGTATGCTCCTCGATACGGCCAAGAATTCGCTTGCCGATGAATGTGCCATCCGCGAACGGGTCAAAAGATGAGCCGTCCCAGCCAACCGCGACCTGGGCCTGCTTGGCGTTCAGAAGGGCGGTATTGGCATCGTAATTGTCGGCGGAATTGAACAGACAGAGGTAGCCGACGCCTTGTTGTTCCTGATCCCAATCAACCCAGGCCGGGGCCTCTAGTTTGTAATACGTCAAGAGGTCAGGGGAGTTTGCCCAGAACTTGAGTGCCTTAACACTCAGAATCCATTGAGGATATCCCTTGACCGTGGTTCCGAACCCGGAGCCGACGATCTCAAAGATGTAACTACCGACGCGATCAATCTCAGCCATGTTGTTCTCCTAGTAATTGAATGTATCATTGTCATCGCCGAAGCCGGTGCCGACGATAAGAATCCACGCAAGGTCTTCGCCCGTTCGCCACCGCTTTCGGATAACTATAAGAGATACTTACACGTTCCAGATCGGTCAATTCTGGGGGGCAGATCGGAGAACTTCACTGGTTCGGCAACAATGCCCAGGATGGAAGTTTGCTCGAAAATCTTGTAACGCTTCCCATCCTCCCGGTACTCGACGCCAAGATCGGATAAGGCAACCCGGCCCCCACCCACGGCACGACCCTCTTTGTGCTTGACCAGCACGGTTTGGCCAACCGCAAGATCGAAGGTCTCGCTACGGGCGCCAGCCGCGGACACGTTGCCGGGACCGATGGCGACGACCGTTGCATGGGTATACATGTCGTTGTTGTTGGGGATGACGACCTTGCCGACCACATCCTCTTGCTTCTCAATCAACTCGACGACGACCAGGGTGTTGCGCGGCTGAAGCATTATGCCTCCGGTATATTGCCATTGAAGACCATGTCCCAGAGCGAATCATTGTCTGGGGCATCGAAACTGATGAGGGGTGGCAGATGCTTGCCATTGATGGGCCGGCTCTTGGCGAGGTAGTAAACCTCTGGCTGAGTATAGATGATCCGATCCGTTGAGCCGGACGCCTTGCCACGCTTCGCCTCCTTGCTCGCCGTCGCCACCGACACATCTCCATGCCCCAGGCGTAACACGTGGTCGGCCCACTCGACAACTTCTGTACGAACGGGGTAGGCTTTGGCGTTAGAGAACTTCGGCCCGTCTTCCAAGTAGTCCAAGCCCGCAAGATTGCTCACCGTCGCCTGTGCAAGCTGTGCCAGAATGATGATATTGACGCCGGTAGATTTGAGACGGTCCAGGTCGCCAAGAATCATCCGCATAGCATCCAGCAGATGCTTATACCCTTTACCGTATCCGTAGTCCTCAATGTTCTTGCACTTCGGGCATGACGCCGGGCCGGGTACGTTCTCAAAGACGTATTTCTCGGCAATTGTCTCTAGCTTCGTGCCGGTGTCGATTACACACGTTGATCCAGCCGGCCAGAGATCTGGATTATGCAAAGCATCCCGCACATCTTGGAAGGTGAGCGCGAGCTTGTCCTGCCGCTTCAGGCCGATCAGCTTGGCGCCGGTCTTCGGATGGAGGATGTCCTTACTACCGTCGTCCAGAGGGATGAAGCGGGCGCCGGGTGCCATGCTGGCCAACGTGGTCTTGCCCACACCCGACTTACCATACAAAACGATGGTCTTGCCGATGCCAGTAGTGTCCACCGGATCCATCGTAAACGCAGCCGGGGTGTGGCCGGCCACTGGTGGAGGGGGTGGTTTACTGATTCCTGCGGGCATCGGGGGCTTTCGAGCCGGGGGTGGGGGCATTGTTCAACTCCTTGGTTTGGTTAGTATACCCTACAATTCATCGTCGGTCAAATCATCCTCATCAGATAACATGGCCGAGCCTGCCTCCAAGCGCCGGGCAAAGTCAGGATCATCCCCTGGTTGCGGCTCCTGGGAGCGTTGTTCCGCAACCAGGGCTTCGTCATCATCAAGGCTAGCGTACCGCCGCATACGCCGCCCTCGCCGCCCCGGCCGCCGAATTAGCTCTTCGCGCCGCCCAGGGGCTTGCCGACTTCCGATGTGGTCCGCGTCGGCAAGTTCCGATTGTGTCTTTCGATTGGCGTTCATTTGGTGGCTCTCCGATTAAGCATACGCGCATACGAGTCTACGATATAATTCAAAGTCGCCGCAATTATGATGGCGCCAAGGACACCGACACCAGTCCCAAATCCGATTACGGCGCAAGATATAAACGTGTGAAGCATTATTCAATCTCCCGGCCGTTAACGGTGACATCAACGTGATGTCGTCTAAAACCAGCAGGCACGGTCTTACCATCACATACCACCTCAGAACCACTCCCATAGCAAATGGGAATAAACGGGCAAGGAAAGGTTGCCCGACATTGTTGTTCATTTTCAAACCAGCAACCCGACCGCTCAAACGTCTTTTGCGCCTGATAGACGGCGAACAGTTGATGCTTGAACGCCTCAAGTTCCGCCTCCGTGCGAACGATTTCTCGCCGCTGGTAATAGAAGTCGGGACGAACTTGGATGTCTTGCAGGAGCCGGGCGCCGAACATGGCCGAGGTCTCGCGGAAGGCATACCCGCGCTTGCCCATTTCAACTGTCACCGGCTCGCCGTCCACAGTCGCCGCGATCTCGCCGCTGCCGACCTTCTCCACGCAAGTTACTGTGAACTTACGACCGCAGTACATATCGGTCTTGATGAATTCCGCGGTCTCAGCCTGGGTAATTGCGGAGGGTTTGATGGTCGGCTTGTGCCATACGTCATACAGGGTATTGCCAATGCGTTCCGACTTGTCAAACCACGGAATCGAATCAATATCCCGGTCCCCGACTCGGCTCCATAGCTCGGCTAATGTATATGTATTAGGACAACCGCGATCATATAATCGCGGCATGTCCTTGAATGCCAGCGCATACATGGATACTTGTGTATCCTTCTTGGCCTTATCCCAGTAATCCGAGTCGGATGTAATCGAGCGTGATGTTGATTTACGCTCAAGATTGCAGACGGCGCCCTGCCATCGAACAATGTGGTCGATCTTGCCGACGCGGACCACATCGGAAGTCGGCAAAGGCAGATTGACCTTCGGCGACATGAGGGGAAGTTCAAACGGGATTTCGCTGGCCAGGATTCCAACCGGATCGTTAGTCCATCGCCACAAATAACCGATGAAGGATTGCAAGAGAACCTCGCGCTCGACCGCCCAATCGAAGGGAGTGACGCTGATGGGGGGAGTGCGATAGGCTTCGTTCAGATGCGCAATAACCGCGTCAATCTTTGCAGCCTCATCGCCCTTTACCGCGCCGGCAATCTCATGAAGCTTGTGCCAATTCGTACCCATCCGTTGAGATTCGGTATCCTTGTCGGGTTTCAGTCCCTCAATGAAGCCGAGCCGGAACTTGACGGGGCACGTCTTGAACGCCGCGATGCTGGTGGCGGATAATCGGTATTGGGACATGCTTAAATCCTCGGTAAGTTCCGACCGCCCGGACGCCCCCGTGGGCCAGACGTGAGGACGGCTTTCATTGCCGCCAAACTGCCATGCCCGCCGCGATCCTGGCCGTCGACGTCGTCAGTGTATCCGAGCGGCGATTCCCCACGAACCACAGCCAAGGGTTGGATCGGCTCATGCTGTCGGATAATGTACACCGCAATCAGCAAGGCGTCAAGCCGGCCGTCAAGAATTCCGCCCTTCGGCCCATAGATAAGATCATGCTCCGGGTAGTTCAGCCCGCGCCATGCTTCTTGAGCGCCGACGCTATGTGGGTCTTTTTCCTTGCCTTGGATGTTATAATGGTTCTTCCAGGCTTGCGGGCTAACCTTTTGCCAAGGAATGCCAGTCACGGTTAATCCCATCGCCAGGGCGCCAGTTTGCAGACCGAAACGATAGGCGCGTTCCGGCTCGTTATCCGGCCGAGTCGTGTTCCATTCCAGGCCGGCAACCCCTTCTTCTCCAACCCCACTCCAGCGCATAATGTTAGACAGCATAAGGAAATCAATCTCGGTCCGCTTACTCCCTTCCGCCAACGGCATATCCCAGCACCACGCATTATGGTGGGTGACGGTGGCGATGGCGCCAGTAAAGCCAGGATCAATACCCATGTAAATTTTCATTTGCAGTACCTCTCTGCGATCTGCCCTTCCGCTGCCAGAGGGATGCCCGGCGCCCATGCTGGTTCGCGGCTTAACTCCTCGATGCTCGCGGCAAGTGCTTTGTTGGCGTCGGCAATCGGGACGTGAAGCACACATTCGTCGTAATTGTGGAGAACGGTATGATAGCCTCTCCGTTCCAATCGTAGAATTGCCTCCACCAGAATATCTCGGCAGAACCCTTGGACAATGTTCTCCACTAGCGAACCACCCCACGAGAATTCCCAGACGTGCTTCATGTTGTTGAAGATGGATATGCGGTCAGCGCCTCGGCCGAATTTATTGGCGGCGAGTCGGACCGAATCATAATGAAGCCGGCGCCCATTCGGGAGTTGGATCGAGACGCCATCATTGCCACGAGGGATGAAAGCCAATCCACGGGGTAGCTCGCAAGCTT